ACTGTCAAGGCATAGATAAGCCTGCTTGTGGGTGTTGTCAATACAAGTAGCCCACATTACTAATATGTAATGTATAGACAAGTGGTACAATACATGCAGTGCATATAGTATGCCAAGGCAAGGCATGGCTTATGCAAGACAAGCGGGACAGCATGGTTTGCAAGTATTGTGCCTGGCATGGTCTTTGCACACCCACCCCCCGGCATCTATCTTGGCATCGGGTGGCATGGTTTTTTCGAAGCCTAGTCATCACAAAATTTTATGAGGATTTTCTTAGAAGTTGTTAAATAGATCAGTTCTAGTACTCACAAATTTTATTCCTAATTTTCAGGGAAGTCTTATTTTGAAGTGGTTTTACCTGTTCATATATTCACAAATTTTATTCCCAAAATTAGGCTAAAGTCTCGCTTTGGAATGGTTTCCTTATGTAGTCATCACAAAATTTTATGAGGATTTTTATAGAAGCCCCACTTTGAAGCAATTCTGCCTTATACGGTCCTTGCCACTTACCCTACACAGTGATAGTTCTACTCCAATCTCTATAGAAGGAGCAGGTATGTCTACATCAAATAGCCCTTTTCCGGCCTTGCAGACGGACGACGCGACAGACGCCCTGGACACCCGTAAAAGTGCTGCTGACGCTACGCTAGAGGCCCGTATGCTATCTGTCCTGGCTGTCCCGGAAAGTGACCGGCTGCCCTTTCTTATCTGGGAGTCGGTTGATTTATGTAACCGGGAAACCTGTCCGGCTACGGCTACTTGTCAGGCCTACGCCCAGGCAGACAAGTACCAGGGCAAGTGTCCCATTCAGCACAAATATGTTCGTAGTGTCGCGGACATTGTTTTTTCTTCCATCTCCGCCAAGGCATCTCCACTCACTTTGCTGGAAATTGGGATGCACATCATTCCTCTCTATAATCAACTGGCGAAGTTGAAGATTATCGAAGCTAGTCTTGGCGGCAACTTGATGATCACAACACCGAAAGGCCCCATGTTGCATCCGGTGGCCAGAGAGATCAGAGCGTGCATCATGACCATCAATGCGATCACAAAAGAAGTGGTGACGCGCCGCGATCTTTCAGTTATGGCCAAGTCCCTGAATCAGGCGGCTGCTGGGAATGCACAAGGCGATGAGCAAGAAGGAGCTGCGGCCTATTACGCTGAACTCAAACGGTCGCCAATGAACGCGACACGCCAATGGAAAGAACTGCAATGTCATCCCGAGAAGGTCTTGAATATGGAGGAGACGCCGGGTGGGATCACATTTCCCAAGGATAATGGAACTGTGCAGCAAGAAGGGAAAAGAGGGATCAAGGGCTATATAAGACGGCGACTCGTTGATTCGCAGACAGTGAACGAATTGAAGAAATTCAATCATGATTCTGCGGAAATAGCGAGAGGAGAAGAATTGCAAGAAGGAGAAGTGCAGCAGGAGGAAGAGAAATCTGTGATCACACCTGAACTTCTGCCACCTCCGCGTCGTCGTCGGCCCAAGGAGTCTTGATCATGGCGTTCTTGATGCGGCCGATCGCTGAATATCGGGATGGAGCCAGAGGATTCAAGAAGTGGGCTGAAGATTTCTGCTGCATCTCGCTCACGCCGCCGGGAGAAGTCAGCCCGCAGTGGATCCCTCTGAACAATCTGCCGAAAGAGAAAGATCCAATCACAGGCAGATCGTACCAAGACTTCTGGGATAATCAGTGCAAGGCGCTGGAACCCGCCTTGGAGATGGATGAGAACGGCCAATTCAAACATCGAGTAGTTATTCTGTGTTGGCCGCGTGGCGAGGGGAAATCTGCGATCTGCATGCTGATCCAGTTATGGAAGTTCTTTTGTTGGCCTAAGCAGCTCATTGTTCTTGGAGCCAACAGCAAGGATCAGACGAAGTTCGTTCACTTCGACATCGCCAGGGATATCATCTACAACAGTCCGAAACTCCTCGCGATCGTCGGGCGCAAGAATATCCAAGAAAAAGAGATCAGACTGCGTGATGAATCAGGAGAGGTGGCTTCTTTCTTGCGGCCCATTTCCTCATTTTCAGGTATCGTGTCGAACATCACGGGGTACACGTTCTCTGAAATCTTTGATCTCAAAAATGAAAAGTTCTTCTGGCAACTCGATGGTTCCATGCGGAACATTCCTAACGCCTTGGCCACCATCGATTCTACGGTGTCCAGTCAGGAACATCTGCTTTACAAACTGTATGACATCTACAAGAAGGGCAAGGATCCCACCTTGTTCTTCTCTTACCGATTTTCAACTGATGGGCGACAGGAAGACTATTGGCATCCACTGAATAGCCAGAAGCAATTGGATTCTTATCGGGTCAAGTTTCCCGGTGCTGAATTTGCCCGATATTTCCTCAACTTGTGGGAAGCCGGTATCAATCGATTGTTTACGCAAGAGATGGTGGAAGCCACCCATTTCTTGGGCGAGCGTAACACACTTCAAGACGGCGACGGCATTTTGCGGCTGCTCAAGCGACGTAATTACTCGCAAAAGAAGATGGAAGAAGCAGTCGAGAACGGCTATTATAATAACGATGCGTATCGTGGCGTCATTGCTGAAGTCAACGAAGCCTTGTGGCCTGTGGATGCTGTGTATCGCTTGCAGGACGACTACCGCCAGCCAGTCATGGCCACACTCAAGGATTTGCAAGAACTCAGTAAACTCTATAATACTGATTTCTCTATTTTGGCTGGGGTTGACCGCGCTGATCCTATGAAGAGCCATACATCGGCTCGAACGGCCATAACCATCATTGCCAAGGGTCTACCCAACAGTAAATCAATGCCGCCCAGTGTTATGGAAGTTGGGGCTATCAATCACTACTTCTACTTTCTTTTGCATTGTTCCATCATTGTTACTTCCACGCTGGAAGATATAAAGACAGAGCTGAAAGCTGCTCATGCAGAGTATGATGGCATTGACACCCTGTGCGCCGAACGCTGGGGCATGTGGGATATTGCGCCCTGGTGCGACGAGCAAGGCATTGCTTTCGAGGCCATTGTACCTACCTACGATAAGCAAAAGGAATCCTTTTCCGAGGTTTTTGTCATTTACAGCACGGGTCGTTTCAAGTCCCCACAAGTGGTTATTCGAGGCAGTCGCAAGGATAACATCCTTGATGAAGAAGCTATCAATTTTGACCATGATCCGGTTAAAAAATGGTACGGAAGTCCCAATAAGGATGAAATCAATGGCATTCAGGATGATGTGATGTACTCAGTTGGGTGGGGTATTTACGGTGGAAGAGAGTTATCCGCCTTTGATTTCAGGCCGCGTGGGTCACGTCAATTCTTTGGTGTATTTGTGCCAAATCCGGACTTACATGGCGATTATTAACCCTATTTCTTATTGACAGGGACCATCGTACGAGCGTAAGGCTCCGATAACGAGGAGATGCCATGAGTGACGACACCAAGTTGATCGATCAGTCTACCGGAAATCCGGACATTGACAACATGAGTGATAGCGAACTCATGAAAGCTGCATTTTCCATACCAGGAGGAAATCCCTGGGAAGATCAGTCCGTTTTGTTTCCTTTGGGTGGAACGGACACCGATCCTGATGGTTTCGATGCTGCTCGGTTGCAGTTTGGGTCTTCTCCTCATATTCGGGCAATGCAGCGCCTTTGCTGGATTAAATTCCAGACAAATCCGCAAATCCGTAGTTCGGTTATGGATCGGATTGGTCGGGTAAGCGGCGAAGGTTTCAGTGTCAGCTCGGAAATCTTTGAAATCGATGAGTTCGTTCGTAAGATAAACACTGATCCACGGAACCGTCTTTACCTGTTTTGGCCGAAATACTTCGGTCGGGCCGATGTGGAAGGTGAACTTTTTCTGTCCTTGACTGCCCATAAGAAAGATGGGTTTGTGGAAGTTGATTTCCGTGATCCTGGCACCTTGGAAGATATCTATTTTCACCCGCAAAAGCCGCAGATGCCTTTGTTCTATCGATTCTGTCGGCGGGATAACGTGTTGGGCTCGATGGAAGAAATTATTCCGTCAATTTTTATCGCCTACTATCCCGAACTTTGGGAAGAATATGCGGTTAAGGCTCCTAACTTCAACGCAACGATGATTACCAATGCTTTGGGCGGTTCCGGCTTTAAGAAGTTAGGTGGTTTTAAGCGATTCATCGTCAGTTGGGATAAGACGATGCTGACTGCTCGGAATGTGTCTCATCTTTCCACGACAATTCAGTGGATCAATCAGTACGAATCACTGAAACGCTACGAAATCGATCACAAGAAGTCATGTGGCGCGTACGTGCATGACTTTTCCTTTGAAGACAAGGCGGCTTTCAAGGGCTTTTTGGCCTTGTCGAATGAAGAACTTGCAAAGACTGGTGTTATGCAGAAGATGACGCCCGGCAGTCGTCTGTTCTTGCCTGTTGGCATGAAACACGAAATCAAATCACCTACTTTAGGAAAGATCACAGATACGGATAATGATATCATGATGATGGTTACTTCTGGTTTGAATCAACCGGAAGATATGGTAACCGGGCAGTCTAAGGGCACCTACAGTACCGTCAAAAACAGTCGTGGTCCGCAGTCCGATCGTATGTCTGACGAGTCCACTTTCTTTGAACGGTTTATGCGCTACGATTTTTATCGTCCTATCTTTTTTCTGGCGGCGGCGTTGGGTCATTTTCCGCCGACGTTCCGCGTAGAACGGGTTATTGATTTCAAGAAGAAAGAGCCGACCCGCAAGAAGGTTGACGTCGAACCGTGTGAATTATTGGATTTCAGTTTCCCGACATCTGCTATTTCTGATGCCGAGTCCGTGGCTCGCGCCTTGCTGGGTGTTAAGCATGGTTCGGTGTTCAGCACGTTGGGTATTCCGGCGTCGGTGGTGGCCAAGCGCCTGGGCTTTGGCGATTACAAGAAGTTGCGGCAGCTCTTTGCTGAAGAAGAAGAAAAGTATCCTGAACTGGCTCCAGATGTTGATCAGGAAGCTGCTCAGGAACAGAAACTCGAACCGAACAAGACGACTCCTAAGAGTGAGAAGACTTCGACCATACAACCGGCAGCCAAGTCCGATACCAAGCCTGTACCTACAACCAAGACACGCACTCCGAAAAAGGCGTAGTATGAGCAATGATCTGTGTGATTACCAGCACGGAACATTCTGCGAACTTACTTCGCACAGCAAAGGTTGCCCCTTTGACGCAACATGGTGCGTTTGCTACCCGGTAGCACCGCTTCAACAGACCCATATAGAGCCACCGTGCGACGTTTGCGGTGGTTTGGGCACCGTAGGTCATGTGACGTTTCCCTATGGCGCAGACGGGCGCTCTGATGTTTGTCCGAAATGTCATGGAACGGGTTTCTTAACCTTTAACCTGTGATGGAGTAAATCATGCTGGTATATTCTGCGAAGAAAGGCTCTGGCGGTAGTGGCGGAAGTAAGAATGGTTCTGGCGGCAAGGGTGGCGGCGGAAGCAAGGGCGGCTCTGGTGGCGGCAAAGGCGGATGCGGCAAGTAGCGCATTGATTACTTTTGTTATATTCGTACGTTTGTGAAGGAGAATGAGCCGTGTCCAATCAGAAAAATCTTCCACGAGATCCTCGGTTAGCGACGATCGGCGCGGGGACAGGCATTGATGCTATCACTAATGTGACACTCAATGCTTCGACGTATGTGGCCATTGCTGTTCCCACGGGTAAAGCGTGCAAATCGTTTCTGGCGCAGGCACGTTCGGGCAGTACGTGGTACTTTTCCGCTGATTCTGCGGGAGCTACTTATTTAACATTGAGTTCCGCTATTGCGTTGGCCCTGGCTGCTGAAGAAGGCACTATTCTGTTTTATGCTAAGGGAAGTGCAGCGGACACACTCGAAGTTGTTTTCATCAACTAGCCTAGGGGGCGCGTCATGCAGCTTAATTTCCCACTCCTCGTTGACACGGTAGAATCATCCGCTGCTTTGACGCTCACAAAGTCGGCTGGGTGGGTGAAAAAGGGCGAAGGTTTTGTTTGCGACGGAATGAATACGCGGCTGTCTACGACTGCGATGCCAAGCGCCTTTCAGTCGGCAACAGCCGCGTTAGGGATGCAGATTACAGTACGCGGCGGCACGTATCTGAATATCACATCGGCAGATGCTATCATTGCACTTACTGATTCGACTGGTTCGTCGAAAGCCGATCTTGTGATTGGTGTCGATGCCGGCTGTTCTTCCATTGGCGCATTCTTTTTCCGTTGTGTGACTTCGGCCGGAACGCAGACGAAACAACTCGGGCGTCCTGGCTGGCAGTTCATGGGCAAATCACATGGCGGCGCGGCTACAACGACATGCGTGCAGAGCATCTGTGTTCTGGATGCTAACCGTGTTCTCTACACTGTTCACTTCAATGATACCCTTTCTCGTGCTTACGAAGTCAATCGGGCAACTTGGACGGTCATTCGGCAATTCGATTTTTCGACGACTTACGCCCATATTGCCAATATTGATGTTCATGCCACCTATGGGACATGGTGCGCCGATTACACAACTGGCAAAATCTTACAGATCGATTTGGAACAGTCATTATCTACCGGAACGGCTGTTATTCTTAAATCCTGGACGGCTGTAACCGGATTGAGTGGCCTTTGCCTTTTCGATATCGGCAGCGTTACTTATCTAGCCTTTGGAAAGTACGCAACTTCGCAACAATCCGTTGTCATAGTGAACATTACATCTATTACGGATGGTGGTACTTACGCTTCTGCAACACATAAGGTGAAGTCCTTTCTTGCGCGGAGTTATATTCAGGGTATCGTCGTTCATGGTGGTTTGATGTATCAATCATCCAATGATTCCACGGGCATTGGTGTCATTGATCAACTTGATATTACAACATTCATGGCTTCTGGAACAGATGGAGCGGATTATACAACGCTTTTACTGAAGAATTTTTCAGCCCCTTCGTGCTACCCCGAAGATTTGTCTTTTGATGAAAATGGGTACTTGTGGTGCGGTAGTGAGTCATTCGCGACTACGCCAACATTAGA